CTCCAGCTTGCGCTCCACCAAGATTTCCTTGCCAGATATTGCTTTCAGTATTAGCAGATACTTGTTCTGCAACGTGAGCAATTAAAAAACTTGAAAAATCAGGAGGTAAATTATCAAAAGCAGAATAGCCCATAGATACTGCACCCCAGTCTGATTCAAAAGGTGTTTTACATAATTCAAGATTTACTTGAAATTCTATTGGCTGGATAATTCTTTCTGTAAGTGTTACAGAACCAGCAGATGTGAAGTCACAAGAATCATCTGTAATTAAACCAGAAGTAACTACTTTTTTCATAACTTCTTTAAACTTAATGTTTGGCTTAATCTCGACAGCACCCTGACTTAATGTGTTACCACTCAATAGAGCAGCAGCGATGTACTTACCTGCAAATTCTCCAGCATAAGTAGTAGTAATAGTTGGTTGTGGCATAATTTTTTATTTTATTTATTTAATTGATTTAATATATAGTCCATTGTAGAAGGGCGTCTGTTAGGAGCAATTCTAAAATTTTCCTTTTTTGCATTTCCAGCTTCTGGATTATGCTTGATTGGAGCAGCAGCAGGTTGTGATAATTCTTCCTTTAATTGCTCGTTTACTTCTTCGTTAAATTCTTCTTTAATTGTTCTGGATTTAGGTTGTCTTGAAACTTCTTCTTCCATTTCAACTTCTTTTTCTTCTTCCATATTGCTTTCTCCTACTTTAGATTTAAGGTCAGCAATGGCATCTTCAAGATTTTTAATTCTTTTTTCCATACCAGCCCAATCTTCAACGTCAGCTTCTTCTTCCATTTCTTCTTCTTCTTTTTCTAAATCTTCGGTTTCATCTTTAGATTCTTCTTCCTTTTGTGGAACTTCGTCAGATACTTCTCTAACGTCATCAATAATTCCTTCTTCTGCAACAACTACAAGTCTACCATCTTCAAGCAGGTATTCTCCTACTGGCATAGCAACTTTTTCGTCATCTGTAAGAATGAATATCTCTTTACCTTTTTCAAACGATTCTGCTTCTATACGAGTGCCGTTCTCAAGTTTTTGTTCTTCAAGTTTAACTTCTATATTTAGAAGCGTCTTGATTTGGTTTAACATTTCAGTTGATTTCATAATTATTTATATAACGTGGTTAATTAATTTTTTTGCATTTTCATATTGTTCTTGATATAACTCCTATGCCTTGCGCCCATAAAGAGCCATCACAACATTTTCTTGAATAAGTATTTTTATCTTTACATAAACAAGCACGTCTTGAACTTTTAGGGCTTGAATGACTTGGAAAAAATGTTTTTTTAGGCATTAGTTAATATCTCTTTTATTTTATCTAATAAATCGTCTGCTTCTTTATCTTCTGATAATCCAACAGAATCTTTAGGTCGTTCCATTTTATCTGCAAAGTAGCCTTCTATTGAAAACCCTTTTACTTTACCTGTTTTTACATAGTCATTCCAAACTTCATCATTGTTGACTTTTACAGCACCCATCCAAGTTCCTACAGGTACATTCATACCATACTTTCTGGACTTGTCGTGTACTTCATCTTCAACAAGCCAAGATTCTACCAAACTTAAACCACTTAATGAATGTTGGTGTTCTAATGTAGAATTGTTTTGATTGCCTTTTGTCAAATACATTTGGGATGCTTTCAATACCGTATCTTTAGAGAAGTATATATAATATTCATCTTCTCCATTATTTCGATATATAGGTTTGTTTGGTATTAACAAAGCTCCCATTAATATCTTTTTTTCTTTATCTATTTCTGCAAGTTTAATTTCATTACTTTTTAAAGCAACAAAATCTTCTTCTATGGCAGGATTTTCAACTATGGATATTGCTTCGATTCCAGATTCTTCTTGATTTTCGTCAAGTATCAATTCGACTATCTTCATATTTTATATAACGTATTAAATTAAAAATTTTGCATTTATATTGTTGCTCCTTCTACAATATTTCTTTCAAGCCCTTGTGCAGTTGTTACATCATTACTTACAACGTATGCTCTAACAGGTTCACTCGCTTGACTTCCTATTGCGTCTGCTAACTGACTTGTTTCCCCCTGACCTACTATATTAAATGCAGGTGGTGTTGATGGTGTTGGTGGAATTGATGAACCTCCACCTACAGACGCTCCTGCTGGTGGCGTTGGGTCTGGTGTTGATGTTATAGCTTTTACATTTGCAATACCTGCTGCAGTAACTGCTGCTGCACCTATAAAACCAAATATACCTCCTTGTGATAATGCTTTTGTAGCACCTGCATAAGTATCTCTAATAGCTTGTACTATTGCTATAGCTTTACCAAACTTTGAGTTTTTACCTACAATAGTTGCAAGATTTCCTAAAGTTTGAGTCATTTGTGTTTCTTTAGCTTTATCTAAATCTTTTTGTATTTTAACTTGATTTCTTGCACTTTCTTCTGAATAAGCATCTAATTCATTTTGTGCATCCTGAAACGCTTGAGTACCTGCTTGATATGAATCTCTTTTATCTTTTAATCTTTTTTCTTCTAATTCTTTTTCTTTAATAGCATTAGATTGTTGCGCTTGTAATCTTAACACATCATTTTCCATCATTTCTGCATTAAAATTTCTTTCAGCTATTTGCCTTTCTGCTGTAGCATCTGTTTCCGATTGAGCTAATTCAATTTTTTCTTTTTGCAATGCCACACGATTAGATTCTTGTTCTGACATAAAGCCTTCAATTTGTGCTTCTACTGCCTTAACTTCATTTTTAGCTTCTAATAAAGCTATATAATCTTCATCTTTACCTGTCAAATCAAATTGTGCTTGTGCTGCATCTTGTATAGCTTTTACATTTTCAAGCATTAATTTTTCTTGCTCCTCAAGTTTTTGTTTTAATAATTCGTTTGCTTTAATTCTATCTTCGATATTTATTAAATCATTATCTCTAATTTGTCTTTGTTGTTCTGCTTGTCTATCATAATCTTCTATCAATCCTTGATTAGCTGCCCTTGCAATATCTGCAGATTTTTTTAATTGTATATTTGCTTCTGCATTTTCATAAGCTGCTTCAATACTAATTTCTTTAACTCCTTCAATAACATCTCCAGCTATACTTGTTGCTTCACTTACTGCTTCTGTAAAATTATTTGCAATAGAACTTGATGCGTCAACAACGTCATCTTTTATGTTTATAAATTCTTGACCTACTTCGTCTAATTGTGATTTTAATTCAGCAATTCTTGCATCATCATTACCTCCAAGCCAAGATTGTTCCCACGCAAGTTGTGCGCCTATTATTGCGCCTTTGATAGTTTGAAATGCTACACGAACTGGAACTAAAGCAATATCAAGAACACCTTTTAAAACCTTACCAAGTGCATCAAAGTTTTCTGTAGATTGTGATACGTTTTTATAAACTCCTGCTATAACATCTCCTACTTGTTTACCTACACTTGCTATAGTTTGCATTACTACATTAAACTTATCTACAACTGCTTGATTTTCTTTGAAAGCAGCAAACAATAAACCAAATGCAGAAACAATTAAACCAATCCCAGCAGCTTTATATGCCTTACCAATTCCTTTTAAACCAAATGCAACAGCCTTTAACCCTCCTTTACCTACTTTTTTACCTGCACTACCTACTGCAATTAAGCCTTTTTTTAATGCAGAAGTATTTTTTTTAGTATTTTCTGTTGTTTCATTTAGATTTACTAAATTATCATTTAAAGATTTTATACTTTTAATTGCACCCTTATTGTCAACTTCTAATTCTATTTGTAATTTCTGACCCATTTTATTTCTTTTTTTATTTGTTTGTAGCCTTCTTTAAAGGTTTCAGCTAATTTATATTTGCCTTGTGCAATTCTAATTGTTTCTGTTTCTCCTTCTGCTATCTTTAATAATTCTAATATATTTTTTATCATAATCTTATTTTAAGAACCACTACATTGTTTAGGATATTCGCCAGTTCCATTTTCAAACTCTGATTGCCACCAACCCTCTAATAATAAAGATGGTGCAGTAGGTGTATAATTAATTTTATTCCATTTATCCCACTTACTTCCTGTTCCACCATAACCATAATTTCCTGTATCAGCATAAATGGTTAATTCTTTATTAGCATATAATTTGCCTATTGTTTGAGTGCCATTTTGAGAACCAAAAGTTATTGAAGCTGTATCTGAATATACAGTTACTAATGTTCTATTTGAATTAGTTGGGCAAGGTGTTCCTGTTGCACTATAATATAATGTTAAAGTAAAACTATCAGATTCTAATTCATTTAATAATTCTAAATTACTTTCTCCAGTATTAAGATTTGTATTTAAAGTATTTAAAGTATAATCTTGGCTATTTATTGTAACCTTGTCATTCATATTCAATTTATATATAATGCTTAAGGGTAAATATGCTTTTAATTTTGTTATTCTTCTTTTACTATTAAAAATGTTTTGTATATATGTTAAATAATTTTTTTTAAATAATGTTTCTGTAAAAGATGTATCTAAATTATATTCATTTACTTCTAAATAAAAGTTAGTATTAATTTTGCTTGTAGTAGAACTTAAACTTAAACTATTACTTGGAACAAAATAAGAAGTTAATGGCGAATGTGTTGTAGAAGAATCTCTAAATGATATTTCTGTCGCATTTGTTTGTAAAATAGGGTAAAATATTAATGGCTTACCAAAATATGCTTCTAAATTGTCATCTACAAAATACCCCCATTGTATTGTTGTTTGTGGAGCAGATAATGTAGGATTAACATCTACAAGACGTTCCATTTGAATATGCTCAAAAGGTAGTGTTATTTTATATGTAGGATTAGGAGCATCAAAGTTATTTCCTATTGTAGCATTTCCTGCAAATTTTTCAGCACCCCAGCTTTTATTTTGTAACTGTTCGTATTGTAAAGCTAATAATGTTCCTGTTCCTTCATATGCAAATACTATTTCTTTATATGGTAAAGCTATATTTACTTGACTTGTTTTTGTATCTACATATTTACTTATATCATAACTTGTTCCTGATGCATAAAATTCATCTAACTTTTGTACTTTAATTTTACCAAAATCAGAATCTTGAGCATCACTAACATAGTAAGCAGTTAGATTAAACATCTTAAACAAACCTGTTAAAAAGTCAATTATCTTTATATCAGGTATTTGTTCTGTAATTATAAATTCAAAGGAAGCAAATAATTGAAACACACCAGTATTGTATGTGTCAGTCCAAACTGTTCCGTTATCATCTCCTGAAAATATCCATTCTATTTTTGAAAATGTAAGACCTATAGGGTCTTGTATATTTACTATTACTGTATAAGTCCCAGCATCCATAAGAGGAATGTCTGACCTTGTAAAAGTTTTATTTCCTACATTGTTAGTAAATAACGCAAATAAAGTTCCATTACGATTTATAGTAACATCATAAGGCACACTTGATGTAGTATTTAATGTTAAATCTTGTTGAAATTTAGGCGAAAAACCTTCATTAATTAATATAGCTGAACCTGTAACATTCGTTGTTTTAAAGCTGGCTGTTGATAACGGAAAGCTATTTATTAAAGTAGGGTATGAAGTAACTTGTTCAGCAGGTGCTACACTTCCTTTTTTTCTATGTAGCCACATATAAAGATTATAAAATTCAGTATTATTTGTACTAAAGAAATCATCTGTAAATACTAATGATGGATAAGTAACTTTAATGGCTTCTACTATTTCATAAAGTCTTATAGCATATTTTAAATCTGAATATAATACTCCGTGGTCGTGACCTCCACTACCTCCACCACCACCACCTGTATGATAAAATAAATTACCAGTATTATTTGTATGTGCTGATGAATTACTATTATAAAATAATCTTGATTCTTCTCCACTTGCACCAGATGTTATAAGTGGACATAATATTGCACCAGATGCACTTTGTAATCTTGCTTTAATAGTAGAAGAATTATAATCCAAACTATATTGGTCTAAATCACTTAATATTCCTAATTTATCTTCCCCTAATAAATCTTTTAAATTTACTGTTTCTCCAAAGAATGTAATGCGATACGCATACGCTTTATTTAGTTTTAAATCTACGCCATCAAGTCTTATATATCCTTGCTTAAAAGTTATGTTATTAAGTTCTATTAAAGAATCTACTTTATTTCTTGCGTCAAAACCCCCTACAATATTAAAGTTATAATAGTGTTGAAATATTTGATTATTAGTTTTAGAAGCAGGTACTGTAAATGTTTGAGTAAATTCAGTAAATATCTTTGCAGGGTCTTTTATGTTTTGAATAGATTGATTAAATGAAACCTGTTCATCTTTAAATAAATCAATTCTTTCTCCACTAATATATAGTTGTAGTTTTTGCATTATCTTACATTATTTATATAATCAAACGACATATCAAATTCAAAAGTATATTCTATTAATTTATCATTTACAGATGTTTTTTTAACCATACTGCTTTTTCTAACATTTAACGGAACTACTTCATCATTATTTATAGTCCAATATACAGGTCTTGTAAGCCATACTTGTTCCGACAACAGTAATTGCTCGAACCAAGCATTACACCATTCAGGATAATACCCAGAACTTAATGTTACGCTTGTGTTTGCTACTGTATTGTAATCTTGTTTAGTATGTTGATTAACACTATAAGTTCCTGTAGGGGTTATAATGTTTCTTTGAAATTGCTCTTGTTTTTTACTTGTTGTATTTACTTCTTTTAAATAAAACCAAAGGTCTTGTAATGCTCCAAACTTATTTACAAATGTTATTTTATGACCATCTCCGTATTTAGTACAATCAATCCTATGTATATTTACTTGTATGCCCATTGTAGTACCCTGTATAGTTTCATCTGTTGCGCCATAAGAATAATATTCCATAGTTTCATCTATCTTAACACCTGGAACGACACCTGCATACCCAACAGGAACATATATGTCAGCTTGTGCGTATGAGTGTGGATTTCTTCTTCTACTCATTAAAATATTAGGTCTTGAATAAGGAACTTCTGCATTAGCTCCATCCATAAATGTACTATAAGCATCATAACCTATATCATTAATAGGCTGTGTACTTGCAGTAATGCCACCAGCACTATTATAAGAATTAATTTCAGTTTCTATTGTTAATGTTTGAGCTGTATATGTACCGTCAAAAGTTATATTTAAAAAATCTCTACATAATTCTGATATTTCAAACAATACTACTTCTTGTGGAGCTACTTCCTTTCTTAAAGTATATTTTAATACACCACCTATTTTAATTGTACATATAGCATAAACTGAATTTGCTCCTGCTGTTAATGATTTATAATTTGGACTTCTTAATGCTACTCTTGCCATTGTTTATTTTTTTGTTCCTAATATTATTCCTTTTTCTATATCTAATACAAAGTCTTTTACTAATTCTTCTGGCAGTCTTTTAAATGCTGCTTCAAATGGTTTAGTAAAAAACATACTTGCTTTTATACCTTTATTTTTTATACTATGTGCAAGAATATATCCCATTGTTTCATAAGACCCATACCTACCTTTTTTATCTCTTGGCTGTAATCCAACACGCCTTGCAAATTTTGAAAACACTCCTGTCTTTTTTTCAAGACCTATTAAGTTGCTACTACGCTTATATGAAAACGGAGAATTTTTATTTACAATATAATTTGATTTAACACCTTTTACACCTTGGTCTTGATATGCACCATATTCTTCCATTAAAAAGTTTATTAGAAAACCTTTTTCTTCTTCATCAAGTGTATAAGTAATTGAGTTGTATAATTCTTTTGATGCATTATGGTTACCTTTTGTCAAATTTGTTCTTGACTGTTGGACTACATAATTGCCAAAATCTTTTAATGCTTTATTTATATTATCAAAATTCATTAACAGATTCTTATGTCATTATAAATTACTATATC